GCGATAGTTTAGTTTCAATTCTTCTAGTTGCTTCATTGTGTTTGACCAACCGCTTTAACCATCGGCGCGAGGTTTTGCGCCATTTCTGATTGCATCATTGCATCAGCCTGTTGTTGCATTGCGGCTTGTTGTTCTTGTTGTTGTCTGCGCATCTGTGCGACCTCTTCATCGCTTCTGATGACGCGCGCTGGGATGCCAGTGACCTCGACCAGGTATTGCACCAATCTATCGCTATCCAGGTAATCCATGACCGGTGCGATCTCTGCGACTTGCATCATGACCTCAAATCCGCGTAGCATTGCTTGCAGATCTGTGAGGCGCTGCGCCTTGGCCAGTGGGCTGACATACTCGATGTCAATGTCCTGGCCTTGTAACTGCTCAGGGGCGGCAGGGAGGAGGCCTTCCCTGAGCAACAACGCGAATGATCGAGATATCAGAGGTTGTAGAAGCTCAGATTGCAATCTGCCCAATACTGGCCCAAGGAGTCTCATCTTCTCTTCATTGCGTTGCAACACTTCTGTCGCAGTCATTGTTGGCCCGTTAGACATCAATAACTGATCGACATAAAACGCCTGACGGATAGCGTTCCGTCTTTCTTGCTCCATTGCCAGCCCTAGTGGATTGTTTGCACCGATGTTTAGCGGTTCCAAACGATCACGGGTTCCGGATCTATAGAAATTCAATGCACCAGGTGTGGTGCGAATCGGCATCATAAAGCTATCGTCCGGCACCATGAGCGGTGGATCGATCTGCTTTTGCGCTGCACGAATTGTCACCTCTGACATTTTGTTCAGCATTTTAACGTCCGGCAGTGCCGTCATTGCCGGTGATCGCCCATATGTGCTTACACTGTCTTTAACAAAACGCGGAACCATAAACGGGAATTCATCAAATCCGCTTTCGCTGAGCATGTGCTTTGAATCGGCGTGATAGTAGATCGATGCAACTGCTTTGAGTTTGCCGATTTTGCCTTTGGTTTCGCCGCGTGGATAGACCGCATGGATGACTTTGTGTTCTTTGTACGGGTCATTTTCTAGGTCACTCAGGCAATCCCTGGGCAAGTTTTCTCTGCCAAAGCGCTGTTCCATTGCGCGCGCGGTCATATCAAACTTACGATAGACCGTATCGACAGATCCTTTTGCATCTTCGCTTATGCAGATCTCAGCAATGTGGCGTGACGCAAAGCGTAAACCCTGGTTATCTGCATCAACATAAAACGCAGCTGTGCCGAACACGACCAGGTCATAGTACAGTTCATGGATCTCTTGCTGAAAATTTGACCGGTTAAAGTGCTGGTACATTTGTGCCAGGCAAATCTCCAGCCATTCATTGGCCGCATCATCGTTTTGCAATGCCGGATCCCGATACCGCAAGCTAAACCAAGGTGTGGACGGGCTGGTGAGCATACCATGCAAGGATGATGACAATAGCTCCACAGAGTGAATTGCAGTGCCGTCAAAGATCAATTCTGTGCGCTTATCACCTTGTGTGCGCTTTTTCGTGATGTCAGCTTTGCGCGGCAGCATATAGTCGGCAAGCTCTTGCCAATGCTTTTCCCAATTTGACCGTTGCGTCTGCAGCGTTTGGTAACGGCGATCCAGCGATGCTATCGTGGGTGATATCTGCATTACATGTTTCCTAGCGTACCCATTAGGGACGTTTTCTTTTTCTTTAATCCAGGCGCTAAACCATCGAGCGATTTACCGTGTGTGCGGCCAGCCATCTTTTGATTAAGGCTCTCCAGCGGATCCACAGTGTTTGTGCCTTTGCGCTTTGCCGGTTGTGCAGACATCGCGCCCATTTTCCCAGCTTGGTTTTTGTATGCCATCAGCTTATCAATCCCCCGCCCATGAGTGATCGACGGCGGCGTAGGTTTGGATCATCTTCATCGCTGAGCAATCCTTGTGATGTTGTCAGGATGTTGCCACGGCGACCTTTTCTTGCTGCATCCGCAACCGCTGCTTCTGCATCCCCATCCGCTTGCGCTATGATTTGGTCGGCCTCTGCGTCACCATCCGCTGCAGTACCACCGCCACCAGCTGTGATGTCATCCGATGATCCGTCACTCGATGTGTCTAGCGTTGATGTGTTTGTCGCTGATGTACCGGTGTTATTTCCGCTGTTGTCATCATCATCGTCGTCGTCATCGTCATTATTTGTCGTTGTTGTAGTCGTGGTTGTCGTTGACGAATTATCGTTATCGTCGTTGTCATTAAATGCAGCTGCATTAGCCGCTTGCGTTGCTGCAGTGCGCGCTTGGAAATCTCTTGCAGCGCTTTCACTGTATCCGCTGTCCACAAGTTTATCGATTTGCGCTTGTCCACTCAAACCAAAGGTCGTTAGGCCCATTGAAAGATCATCGGCAAAACTAGCGTTATAGTTTTTCTCAGCCATCGTGCCATCATCTTTGGTGTTGACCGCTTGCTGCACAGCCTTATCGGTATCGCTTTTTTTGCTATCTCTACCGCCGCCGCCCCAGTTCTTTGGGTTAAACGCTGAATCCTTCCAGCCGGTGTGTAAAATCATGATCTATCTCCTATGCGGCAAACGGATTGTAATCATTCATCGCTTGCCGTTGCGGTGGCCGCTCACCAAATCCACGACCTTGCCGTAACCCAACCGCCAGATATCTAAACCCGTCTGCAGCGTGGCTACTCCAATCGTGAACAGGCGTGTTCCTAAATGAACGCAGCCTCTCGTTATACGCTCGATGATACTGACGCAGCGCTTCCAAACCTGGCTTGCACAGATCCGCATCAAACCAACAACGTGGCAATAACATTTTCGCAGCATGGATCCCGTCCTCTAATGGCAATTTCGGAACAACTCGAAAATTTATCCCCAGGTCATAAGCCGTTTCTCGTCGGCTCTTGCCTGTACTCAACTCTCTTACCTCAATGTCATGAGGCGCATTATGCTCCCCATAAACGTAGTCTTTACCTTGCAGAACCTTCACATAGTGAGGCAAACCCTCACCCCTGTTCTCGTAATAATCGATCACATGCACTGACCGCCCAACTTGCTGGACGAACCAAATTACCGTGGAATCGTTCATTCCCAGATCCCAAAAAGTATCCACCCTTACAGATGGATCATACGGAACTGAAGAGATGCGCCCCTTCTCATGGAGGTCTTGCAACTCCGTTCCGTAAACAGCACCAGGGACATTCGCCACCCAGCTACATTCATATTCTTGCGCATACTGATCTGCCGACATCATCGCCTGGGCAGCATCCAGTTCCTCTGCGTCCAATATCCCCGTTTCACTCGCCTTGAATAAAGCCGTATGCCAATCAGCCTGTTTCTCAGCTGCATCATACAACTCGAAAAACGCATTGTGTCCACGCGGTGTCCCGATAAATAACGCCCACCCTTTCCTATCGCTCAACGCCGGCCTAATCACTTCCGGAAACAAACTCTCCGGCATGTCAGCCATCTCATCCAAGCAAACTCCATCGATGTAGATGCCTCTTAAACTATCCGGATTTTCTGATCCAAGAAGCTGTATCCTAGCGCCATTTGGCAAGTCACACCGCAATTCAGTCTCATGAAACCGCACCATCGGGATCGCACCAGCAAACTGCTTCAGATAATCCCATGCCACTGCCTTCGCCTGGCGGTATGTAGGGGCGATATAAGCGTACCTGGGGTTAGGTTTCGTGCAGAGTATAGCATCCCTAAGTAAATGGTTTATGGCCATCACAGTCTTCCCAAATCGTCTGTGACACACCACTACTCCCCAGCGCTTCTCAGACAGTGCATTGTGCAGTTCTTGCTGCAGTGGTCTAGGGGAATAAGGGATCTGGATCTGCATGAGACAGTGTCTTCCTGGCCTATATAACGTGTAGAGTCGGGGCGCGCGGATTTTCGGGGGGTGGGGGTCGGCCCCCCGCCATTTTCTAGGGGAAACGGGCAGTATCCCCGTCACCTAACCCTTTATTTCCTGGGGCATAGCAGCATTCGGTGCCAAGCTGGTGCCAAACACCCAGGCGGCATATCGATTTTCTAAAATCAAACCCAGCCGGTGTGCCTCGTGCGCGCGACCCCTGCCAATCTGCGTGTGATATATCGTAAATCACCCCTTACCCATTTGCTTCATAACGCTCTTCGGTTTCTTGTGAGTGAGCTTCACACTGCTATCGGTATGCTCTTCTCCACTGTGCAATGTACCATCAGGCATCTTGTGTGTCTTACCATTGTACAGCTTACCATCAGGTGTGTAGTGCTTCTTGTTCTTAGCCATTATCCCGCCTCTGCAGTGACGTTACCGTCTGACCAGGTCAGTGTGATCTGCCCAGCCTGTTGCTTATCTTCTGCCTTGTCTCTGAGACCCAGCGGCTGCATCTGTCTAATATGCTTGTCCATGTGATCTGCTTGCAGTCTTCTGCGTTGAACCTCTGCCATTGCAAGCTTTGGATCTCCAGGTAGTTCTGCATTCACCAGATCGAGTATTTGATCACGCATGACCTCACACTGCAAAGAACGTGCTGTGCGATACTTTGTGTATGCATCTTCATCGTCTTTGACATGACGCAACACTGTACGCCATGAAGGAAGATCCTTTGTGTTATCGCATATGCGTGTGAGGCTTTCCCCTTCAGCGATACGATCACAAATGATATCCATCTGTTCTTGTGTTACTTTTGTTGGCATGTGTCGATTGCTCCCAGCCCAGCACTCTGGTCAGGCAAAATTTGTATGGAACGTGTTAGATGTTAGGCTGAGAGCCGTTGTTTTGCCAGGTGACCTGGGATGATCGAAATAGCGACAAGTCGAATGCGCCACCTGGCGAGAGGTAATAAAACAAAATCTGTCCTATTATATCATATCCCCTACCACATTTCGTGCATTCATACAAGCATTAGTATTTTTTTGTTAAGCACGTTGACGTTTAGCGTCATGCTAAAAATAATTAGCCAGTATATCATCTGATTGTGCCTGGATCTTGTACCAGCATCGGATCAATGCATCCTGGTATTTTCTCTTGATAACGCGACCATCACTGTAGCCTCTCATCTTTGCAAGCTTGTACCACTGTGGGCCACGTTCTCTGAATGCTGCGCTGTGTGCTACTGCCCAGACAATCTTGCGATCATCTTCGTCCATCATCTCGATACCCAGAGCGAGAGCCATCTCATAGCTATCGATCTGGGTTGGTGTTGCTTTCGGTAATCCTGGTTTGAAATCTCCGTAGCCGTATGCGCTCCATGATTGCACATAGTCTGGCCATGATGACATCTTTTGCTTTCGAATAGCAGCCGGTAGTTTTCGTTCTGTTTCTGCCGCTTCAAAAAAAATATCTGATAATTCGCTTACGTCTGGCTTATCCACAAATCAAATCCAAATCTTAGGCGTTAAGCTTAGCGATATACTTAGCGCTAATCCTTGAAAGCTATATGGTAAGCTTTCAAGATTAGCTTTGTTTTTTGATCTGCAATTCTTAGCGCAAAGCTTAGCGCTAAGCTTAGCATGTCGCGACTTCGTCGATTTTAAAAAGGTGATTTGAATCATGTCAATCCACTAAATTTATCCACAGTCCGTCCATGTCCGTCATTGCTTTTCATCGCCGTCCACTGCCGATTTTTTTTGTCGCCAGTACACCATTGCAAGTACATGCTGAGCCACGCGGTTGAAATTCTCGTCATCCATCTTGCCTATTATCCGGATGCACTCATCTGCCTCGAACTCGTCTTTATCGACGTACAACTGCCGCTGCATATGTACGCCGTACAATCTTCGGTCAGGCGGTTTGCGTTTCTTCATACGCCTCGTCCAACATCTCATGGGAAAGATTAGCGACCTCAGTCATCTGTGCCTCATAGACGTTCATGAACTTGTCCAACAATTCTGTCGCTTGCAGATACTCATGCGTGTTCAGCGTGTCCCTGGCATCATACTGGAATTCATTCCGATGCTTGCGCAGCGCCACGATAACGACCTTTGTCTCTTCACTTGTTAGTTTCATTTCATGTTCACCCCGTGTTTTTTGATTAATCTTGCGTTAATTCTGTCCTTTAACCTTTGGCAATCTTTGAATATTTTAGCATCCACGCTGTCATACTCATCATGATATTCGTGATATTGCTGTGCAAACAGGCCGCTGTATTCGCTAAGCGCGTACCACAACAGCGTTAGATCTTCTTTTTTAAACTCCATTGCTATTTAAACTCCCAGTGGATTGCATTCATCACACCGCTCGTTTTCTGCGACAGGCTCGTATGCCTGGTATTCACCGGACACACGAACCATACGCACCACCTCAATCCATCCGCTGCCGTCACAAGACTCACATCTTTCGGCAATCTCTTTTTCTATCTTGGCAACCGCTTTCGCCAGCTCCCGCAATTCGTCGGCCATCCCCTCATGGATCGGGCCGCTGAATAACTGCTTGTCATGCTCTACCGGACGCAGCGAGAACCATGCACCGGCCTCTGGGCTGTACGATACAGTCCATAGCATGTGTTCGATCTCGACCTCAGTCTTCGTCATCTGGTTCCTCACTCAGTATTGCATCGAGCAACAAATCTATTTTTCCGGTGCCGCCGCATACATCGCAGACGAAAATTGCCAGTGTCGGATCCGATATAAAATCTGCGTAGACCCACTGTTCCCTATCGCCAAATCCCCTGCACCGTGGGCAATTGACGAGTTGCTCCGTCATGACGCTAATCGCAGCCTGACAAGCGGTTTTAGAAATGCCTCGACATCGTCCAGGCTTTTGCACAAGGCCCAGGGAAACCCTGCCCCTATGATCTGATCGCGCATGCGCCGCTGGTTCTCGTTCATCACACCGCGCTTTGCTTTTAACTCTATGAAAATGGCCTCGTTCTGACCGCTCGATGTCGTATCAGCTGGGCAAAACAATTCGAGATCCGGCCAACCATATTTGGTTCCCATTTTCTTGAGCCGGTTGATGTAACTGATGTGCCGCTTACCCTCGTTGGGACTGTGATGATACACGCAGCCAGGCGGCAGCGCAGCGTCCAGAAACGCTACGACCTGGCGCTGTAAATCGTCTTCAGTACCTTTGAATGTAGAAGTCATTTGGCATCACCTCGCCCATGCTCAAATTCATAATCCGATCCATGTAGGTCTGATTAGGAATGAGCCTGGTCTTTTCCCCATGCTTTAAACACCATCGACGCGCCACCGTGGCATGCGGTGCGCCTACTTGCCTGGCTAGTTCAGAATACGACCAGCCTTTTTGTTTACGAAATTCATCAAGTGTCATGCGTAAAATTCTAGTATCCTTGACTTTTATTGTCTAGAGGCTTAACGCTTTATTCTATTTGACGCTTTACGACAAGTTTATTTAAATT